AACGTTCTGGTTGCGGCAAAAGAAGAATATACTAGACAATTAGTTAATACAATTCAAAATGACGTATATGACATACTTAAAAGTATATTTAACGATTCTCAGGAAAAAAATTTAAGACGCAAAATTTCTTATTCCAATTTTCAAGCTGAACTCAAAGCAGTTCCATTGTGGACTTCTTATAAACTGGATTCTAAAATTAAAGACGTTATTAATAAATATGCGTTTCTAATGGATCTGATAACAGCGATTTTTGTAAGTCATGTAAAAATTCTAGCATGCGTAAGATTAAAGAGTGATAATAAATCTATTAAAATTAAAGTACCAAATTTAAATACATTCTTACACAAATTGCTTATAAAATGTTGCGAAACGTTATATTACGAACCTCAAACTATTAATTTTGAAAAATCTAGAGTAATAGAAATAATATCTATAGCAATAGAAGATACAATAGCAAATCAAATTCCAATTGAATACATACTAAACGAATATTTAGCGGGTGCATTTGACGAGGAACCAGATGAACAGAATTTACAAATGAATGAATTGAAATTAGAAGAACCCGAAATGTTAGACGAAGAAGTTTCTGATCACGAATCAGCGGCCGATTCTGAAGAAGGCGAATATAAAAATATACCTATATTACCAATTAAAAATAGACCTGGCTTTCAAGAATCTTTAAATACTGACCATAACATTGGAAGTACAAATTCGGGTATCGATTTAGATAGGAACATAAGCCCTGAAAATGAAAATGAAAATGAAACACCTGAAATTAAAACTAAAAACGAACCGACCCTCAATAAATCTACTAAAATAGAGGATAATTCTGATGAAGAATATTCGGACGAAGATTTATCAGGAGAAGAACTTTCAGACGACGAAGATCCTAAAGTTAAAAAGAATAGAAGTTTATTTTAACAAACGTAATAATAATTTGCGCCCAAATAGAGAGCATAAATAGTTACTAGACTTCCTAAAATACCATTTGTATATAAAACTGTATTTCTTTTTTCTTCATCTAGTTTAAGAGATAATAAAGACACTCCACATATTACTGAAATAATTAAATAAGTGTAAAATGTGTTAATATTTAAATATTCACTATAAAATGTTACGATTAAATTAGGAACTATTATAATAGTACATATTAAAACACCGATAACCGCTATTCCCATATTTTCAGAAAGATTATATTCTGATAAAAATTTTTTGAATAAAGTGTCTACAATTTCGTTAATGTCTGGGATCGAATTTATTGCCGCGTTTGTAATAATATCCGGAACAGATTTTGATACCTCATTTAATAGACTAGAACTAACTTTATCAATGTCGGGAAGTGGTACATTAGGAATTTTAGGGAGCTTAAAATTCATTTTATTAATAGTTTAGATATTAAAAAAAAAATAATTTATTCTATTAGTATGTCTTCTTTAAAAGATGTTATAAATTTACAAAAAAGACAACTAGATAGGTATAATGAATTGAAAAAAGACGTACTCAAAAAAATAACTAATAAAATATCTCATTTAGCAAAACATAATGAACTAAGATGTATATATACAGTTCCTAGATATATTTTTGGATTTTCAACTTACAAGGTTGAGGACATTACGTCTTTCTTATTTTTACATCTTAAGAAAGAGGGATTTTGTGTTGTGTTATTGAGCAATGACAAAATATTCATTTCGTGGGATATAAAAGATATGACTACCAATAACAAAAGAAAAAGCAAGATAAAATACGATTTAAGTAATATAAAACCGTTACTAAATATTACTAAACATTACTAAATATTAAATAGATTATTTGTAATATCTCTTCAAATACTTATCATAGTCTGGTGGTAGATTTAAATTATCTTTTATTTCAATTTTTAAAAAATTATCACTAGATCTATTGTAGAGATCGCTACAATTTTTAATTTTTTCTTTAATTTTTTCTAAATCTGTAATTTCGGGCAAATTAAATTCAGAATGAGCAAAATTTTTAATTTTATTAGAAATAAAATGCTCATCCCCGAAGTAGGACATATGCCACCCAGCCGATAAAATAGATGTGTAATTTCCAAGTCTAATTTCTGTAAAATTTTTATTTAATTCTGTATATTTTTTATAGGTCATTATTTTACCCGAATTCCATTTTTCTTTATTAATCGTATTTAAATTGTAATAATAAAGATCCATTTCAAGAGAGTTTATGTCAACTGCTATATCACCTTCTTTAATTTTTAATAAAATTCTAGGATCACATATTTCGTCTAAATCTGATAAAATAATTATATCCAACGGAGATAAATTTTTCACATTGAGCAGACATTGTGAAATAACATTTCTTTGAAAATTTTCGTTAACCCATATTTCATTGTAGGTAATATTTGTGTTTTCGAATTTATAAGGTAAATCTACGACGTGATGTATTATTTTTTCGCTAAATTCTTCATATAAGTGTTTATTTTCTTTAAAAAATAATATTTTATCTTTACCCGCATGTGTTTGTCTAGCTTCTACAATTACAAAATAATCTACATAATCGTTTAGTAAATTTAGTCTATAAGTTAATAAATCTAGTTCATTATAGAATGAAAAGCAATCTATTATTTTCATTGATATATTGTAATGTAATATTACTTTATATCAAATAATATAAAACAGTAATATATAATATATAATATAATATGGGATGTCTTTTGGGGTGCTTTGAAAAAATTACACCAACCGAACTTAAAATATCAAATAAAAATTATAAATGTGTATATTCAGACTTTTATATAGATTATTATTTAGCTACTAGATTCGATTTATGGGATTAGATTCGATTTATGGGATTAGATTTGATTTATGGGATTAAAATAGCACTTAAAAACATTTTAAATAGTTAAAGCAATGTTGTTATTATCTTTTGATATCGGAATTAAAAATTTGGCATATTGTTTAATGGATACGTTAGATAATTCTATACTAGATTGGAATGTTTTAGATTGTAGCGGACCAAACGAAACGTTAAGAGTCATAGAGGAAATAGATTCACTTAGTTATCTAACCTCGGCTGATATTGTATTATTAGAAAAACAACCATCTTTTAATCCAAAGATGAGAAATATATCCACAGCCCTTTACGTTTATTTTATAATAAGAATACAACATGAACAGAATAAATCATGTAAGATTATGTTTTATTCTCCAAAATATAAGTTAAAATGTTCAGATATTGAAATTGTACATAAAAGTAAATCTAAGTATCGACAAAATAAAAATTTAGGTATAGTTCATACTAGAGCTTTACTTAAAACTCACAATATTTTTTTTGAAAATCACAAAAAAAAGGACGATTTGGCGGATTGTTTTTTACAGGGATTGTCTTATAATTTATTTTTTAACAAATCTCAATTTCATTCTCAAATTTAATTTTAATTTAAATAAAAATATTTTTAATATAATAAATGGATTATAATACTTTGATAAGAAAGGCGCGTGCGCGTAATATTCGCATCACGAAAAAAACAAGGAGTGGAAGAAGATATCTTACTGCATCTGAGCTTAGAAGAAGATTGAAGAGACGCAAAACAAGATCTAAGAAATTAACAATTAAGAAAACTGGATTTATAGGAGGTTTGATAGGGGGGTTATTTGGAAGATCTGTGCGTAAAACTGCTTTGCGTAGAAAGCTACGCAAAGGTAGAAAAGGTAGAAAAGGTAGATCCAGAAAGCTTTGCATATGTAACCGCAGAAAATGTAAATGCAGACGAAAGAGAAATCGTAAACTATACAGATCTGGAAGAGGCGGTGTAAGAGCCGGTGCTCTTTTCGCTCTCAAGACGATCGCTACAGGTGCCGCTATTCAGCTCGGTTCGGAGGCTGCTAAAAGAGTTCTTGTATAGTAAATAAATGTACAATGTACAATGTAAAATGTAATGTAATGTATGTAAACAATAAAGTATACGATTATTAATTAAATTTGTATAGTTTATTGGCTTAATAAAAATAATATTTTCCAAATTTAGATTTTAGTTTTACACTACCCGAAATATTTTTAGGGAATCTTCCAGTTTTATTGTAAATTCCTAGGCGGCGTTTGTAATCTCCTAAACTAGATCTGAGACTTGGTTTATTCCAAAGAATAAACATACTCAGATACCCGGGCTTTGTCGGATCATTTGTAGTTAAATCTTTTTTGTGTCTAGATATATATCTTTCTCTTCTAATTTTATCTTTATGAATCGTATAATCTGACATACCAGAAGCTCCAAATTTTCGCGTAATTTTTTTACCATTTTTATTGAATATAATTTCATATTTTTTATTACCTCCACGTAATTTTCTAAAAGAAACTATTTTAATCATTTGTATTATTAAAATATTTTTTTTTAAAATGAATAAATCATAAATAATCCTATATACGTTGTTATTTCATTTAATAAATCTAAATAAATTATTTAATTATTTAATTATTTCAAATTGTAAATCTAAATCATGGTTAATTTTAGTTAAAATATCCCCAATTTTTAGCAAACTTGAATGGCTAATATACTTACTTGTATAATTTACAGGAACCTTGGCTATTATTTCGAATGTATAATATATTTCATTCAATGTGTTTTTAATTATAGATAATGTGAACGCGTGACATCTTATGTTAAAAGAAGTTATA